GCGAATGTTGCCAGCCATATGAATTTTCCTCTAGGTAAACCTATAGATGTTACAGATAGGCGTTATAAGAAAAAACAAAAAGAAGGTAAAACTGTACTTCTTAAAAGGTTTAGAGCATTTTCAGATGAAGTATCTAAGAGAAGATAATGCTTAAATTTTATATAATGCTTTTTGTTATTGGGTTAATAGGTTCAGTTGGCCTTGCTGGTTATGCTACATGGAATAACATGCAAGCAAAAATAGAAATTCTCAAAGAAAATAATACGAAATTAGAAGTTGCGGTTGAAACACAGACCGCAACTATTTCCAATATGGAAACTAATATAAAAAGAGTTAATACAGACCTAGATACTGTAAATAAAGAGTTAAGAAGAACACGCACCAGAAATAAAGTTTTATTGAAAAAAATTCAACAACATGATATAGGAATGCTTGGAGAGGCAAAACCTGATTTAGTTGAAAGAGTTGTGAACAACGCTAGTGAAAAAGCATTGAGATGTTTTGAGATTATATCAGGTGCAGAACTAACTTTGAAAGAAAGGAATGCAGAAAATGGCAAAGCGTTCAATAGTGAATGCCCTTGGATTTATGATGATCTTAACATTACTGACGGGTTGTCTGGGTCGGAATGATATTCCAGAACCAATAGAAATAAAGACTAAACCAATTGAAAAACCGTTATTAGTATTACCAGAAGCAGATGAATTAGTTCAAAGAAAAGTTGAGTGGATTTTAATCACTCCAGAAAATTATGAGAAAGTATTTTCTGATGTTAGTGATAAGGGAAGGCCACTTGTATTATTTGGTTTAACAGATAGAGGTTATGAGAATGTATCTTTAAATCTATCAGATATAAGAACATATATTTCTCAACAACAATCCATCATTGCAGCATATAAAAGATATTATACTGAGGCAGAAGATACAATGGATACTATTACCCTCCAATAAAAGATTCTTCTTATTATACAACGATAGTATGATTCTGTCAATACAGTAAAAAGTCTATATGTCGCATCTTAATAGTGTAAAAATTGACCACTAAACCACCATATTTGGTGTTTACAAGTAACCCAAACTACTATATAATGGTACGGATCACAAACAAAACATAAAAGAAGCGGAGAGATACGGATGCTATTTGAAGAACAAATTGCCCGAAAGCCAGACTTATACCCTTGGACAAAACAGTTCATAGAAGCGATTTGGAAAGGTTTTTGGACACCAGAAGAATTTAACTTTAGATCAGATTATTCACAATTCAAAACTGATCTTACAGAAGCAGAGCAACAGATCGTTGTAAGAACCATGTCTGCAATTGGTCAGATAGAAATCGCAGTAAAATCTTTTTGGGCAGATGTTGGAAAAAATTTACCACATCCTTCCATTAAGGATTTGGGTTATGCGATGGCAAACTCTGAAGTTATTCACAACATGGCGTATGAAAAAATTCTTGATGTTCTTCATATGACTCATGTGTTTGAAGAAAATATGAATGAGGAAGTTATTAAGAATCGTGTTAATTATTTACGCAAGTATAATAATAAGGTATATGAGGATGATCAGAAACAGTACATTTATTCAATTATCTTGTTCACATTATTTGTTGAAAACGTAAGTCTATTTTCACAGTTCTATATAATTATGCATATGAATAGAAACAAAGCAGTGATGAAAGATTGCGCCCAGCAAGTGCAGTACACAAGAAATGAAGAAATGCTTCATGCTCAAGTAGGCATTAAATTAATTCAAACACTTAGAAATGAGTATCCAGAATATTTTGATGAAGAACTACATCAAAGAATTAAGCAAGAATGTGTAGATTCACTAAAAGCAGAGAGTAAAGTGATTGATTGGATTATGGGTGATTATGCAATTAAAGGTTTGGATGCGAATATTCTAAAATCCTTTATCGCCTATCGCATGGCAGATTCAGTTGAACAAATCGGCTTTGATGGTAGTGATATTAAATATGATCAAGATTTAGTAGACGAAACTTTTTGGTTTGAAGAAGAATTGTTGGGTGCTAATATGACAGATTTTTTCCAGAAAAGACCTGTTGAATATGCAAAAGGCCAAGGCATCACAGCAGATGATTTATTTTAGGAGTATATAATGGGATTTGAATGGGCAAATGAAGATTCACGAACTTTTCTAAGCCGTGGATATATTGACGGTAATATGACCGTTGAGGAGAGAGTGCGGAATATTGCACAGACAGCAGAAACTATTCTTGATAAAGAAGGTTTCGCTGACAAGTTCTATGACTATATGAGTAAGGGGTTTTATTCCCTTTCATCACCAGTATGGTCAAATTTCGGCACTAAGAAAGGTTTGCCCATTTCATGTAATGGGGTTTATATTGAAGATGATATGGCATCAATCCTAATGAAAAATGCTGAAGTTGGTATGCAGACAAAAATGGGTGCTGGAACATCTGGATATTTTGGTGCTATTCGTTCTAGAGGTGAACCCATTAAGTCGGGTGGTACTGCCGATGGACCAGTTCATTTCATGAACTTGACAGAAACTCAAGTTGATGTTGTTGCTCAAGGATCAGTTAGAAGGGGTTCGTTTGCGGCATATATGCCCATTGACTCACCTGATATTATGGAATTTCTTGAATGTAGGGAAGAGGGTTCTTCAATTATGCATTTGTCGCTAGGTGTTTGTATTAGTGACGAATGGATGGAATCTATGATTTCTGGTGACAACGATAAAAGAACTGTGTGGGCAAGAATTTTGCGTAAGCGCAGAGAAAGCGGTTATCCTTATCTCTTTTTCAGTGACACTGTAAATAATAATAAACCACAAGTTCTTAAAGATCAAGATATTCCTGTATGGGCATCAAACCTATGTAGTGAAATTTGTTTACCGTCTAGTGATGAGTGGTCTTTTGTTTGTAACCTAGCATCAATGAATTGTGCGACATTTGATGAATGGTGTGAAACTGATGCTGTAGAAACTATGATTTGGTTTCTTGATGCTGTAATGGAAGAGTATTGCGAAAAGACTAAAGATATTCAGTTTATGCATTCTGCTTATAATTTTGCAACTCATTGGAGAGCCTTGGGTCTTGGGCAACTTGGATGGCACACATACTTACAATCTAAGATGATTCCATTTGAATCATTTGAGGCGCAAATGTTAAGTATGAAAATTAGTAAATTTATTGATGATAAATCACTTGAAGCAACAAAAGAACTTGCCATTGAGTATGGTGAGCCGAAAGGTATGTTGGGTACAGGAGAAAGAAATCTTACGAGAACTGCTATTGCACCAACAACATCATCATCATTTATTCTAGGTCAAGTATCACCAGCCATTGAGCCTCTAGCATCAAATTACTTTACTAAAGACTTAGCAAAGGGCAAATTTACTTATAGAAATCCACATCTAAAAGAATGTTTACATGATCATGGTGAGAATAATGAAATAACTTGGAAATCAATTCTTGTTCGTGGTGGGTCTGTTCAGCACTTAGATTTTCTAACGCAAAAAGAAAAAGATGTATTTAAGACTTTTAGTGAAATTACGCCTTTATCAGTTGTGCAACAAGCAGGTGCAAGACAGAAATATATTGATCAATCTCAATCGCTAAATATACTCATACATCCAGATGTTTCGGCAAAGGATGTAAACTCATTAATAATAGAGGGTTGGAAACTGGGAGTTAAAACATTTTATTACCAGCGTTCAGCAAACCCAGCACAAGAATTAGTACGTGATATTATGACTTGTGCATCATGCGAAGGATAGTAAATGGCGAAGAAAGAAACATTTTATATTGACTGCCCACTATGTCAATATCAAACTCATGTTGAAGTTTTAAATGGTGATAACAATGCAGAGCCAGAGGCGTGTCCTATGTGTGGCAGTCCTATAGAACTATATACAGAAGATGAAGAAGAAGAAGAGGGATAGTGTGGTTTTTTGAAAACGCAATATTTGAACCAACCCAAGATGAATTAGAGTCTTGGGTTGGATTTGTCTATGAAATTACAGATTTGAGTAATGATAAAAAATATATTGGCAAAAAATTATTTTGGTCAGTGAGAAGGTTACCTCCATTAAAAGGTAAAAAGCGAAAAAGAATTAAGCGAACTCAGAGTGATTGGATGAATTATTATGGGTCAAATGAAACAGTAAAAATGCTTGTAGAAAATGAAGGCACATCTAGGTTTAAAAGAAATGTTATTCGGTTGTGCAAATCAAAGGGTATTATGAGTTACTTTGAGGCAAAAGAACAATTTGATAGGGAAGTCCTTTTTAGTGATGAGTATTACAACGAGTTTATAGGCGTAAAAATACACTCAATGCATGTGAAAGGAAAATTATGATGAATAATATATTAAAATTCCCAAAACAAGAGACCATAAGCGACAATGACAAATTATTTTCAGAGATTGAAGATCAAGCAGAGATCATAAAAAAACAAAAAGAAGAAATAAAAAAGATGTTAGAATCTAAAGAAAGGTCTAAAAATGTATGAATATAAATGTAAAATTCTAAGAGTTGTTGATGGCGACACAGTAGATATTGACATTGATTTGGGCTTTGGTATCTGGGTGCATAAAGAAAGAGTGCGAATGATGGGAATTGATACTCCAGAATCTCGCACTAGAGACTTGGTTGAAAAACAGTTTGGTTTGGCGAGTAAAGTACGATTGAAAGAATTATTGCCTGTCGGATCAATTCAAATTCTTAAAACAGAAATAGATAAATCTGGTGAAGATAAAAAAGGTAAATTCGGCAGAGTACTTGGTGACTTCTTAATTGAAAGAAAAGTTGGCGGTTCACATGAGCAAAATGTTAGGGTGACTAGTATTATGATTGATGAAGGTCATGGCGTTAAGTATTTTGGACAGAATAAGGCAGACATAGAAAAAGATCATATGATAAATAGACAAAGATTATTACATGAGGGAGTAGTAGTTCTTAATGAGTGATAACGGCATTATAATTCCACAAAAGAAACTTATTGATATTACAGATATTTATGACCAAAGAACTCGCAAGAAAAAAGAACTTAAATTTTATACTAATGAGATGGAAAAATTAATGCAGAAGTTAGCGAGGCTCAATCATGAAATTGGTGTTACAGAAACAATAATTTCACTCATAGAGCAAGAAACTGTATTAGATTTGAAAGAAACTATTGAAGAAAAAAGGAAATTGTTAAAAGATGATTGACTTTTCAAATAATATATGCTAGAATGGTTATTGAATAAAATGGAGATTAAGGTAGAATGATTTTAATTGATTATAGTGGTGTTGCTATCTCTAATATAATGGTACAAAGAATTGCTTTAGATGAAAATATTATAAGGCATATGATTTTAAATTCTATTCGTATGTATAGGAGTAAGTACAAAAAACAATTTGGTGAGATAGTTATTGTTGCTGATGGTGATGGAAACTGGCGAAAAGATATTTTTCCTCAATATAAATTAGGTCGTAAAAAGTCACGCGATGAATCTCCTATTGATTGGGTAGAAGCATATAGAATTATTAATATGGTCTTTGATGAAATCTCTGAAAATTTTCCTTATAAGACTATGAGAGTTTGTGGTTGTGAGGCAGATGATGTAATCGCTAAAATTGCGCTAGAAACTCAAGAGTTTGGTAAACATGAAGAAGTGATGATTGTTTCGTCAGATAAAGATTTTGTTCAACTTCAAAAATACTCAAATATTAAACAGTATTCTCCTATAAATAAAAAACATTTAGAAACTAAAAATGCAAAAGCAACTTTAATGGAGCATGTTTTTAGGGGATGTAAATCAGATAAAGTTCCAAATATTTTATCACCCGATAATTCTTTTCCTGATGGTATTCGTCAAACGCCAATGACACAAAAAAAGATTGATGCTTGGATGGCAGCAGATGATCTAAAATCTGTGATGAATGAAGAAACTTATAGAAACTATTGTCGTAATAAAAAACTTATTGATTTAACAGAAACCCCTCAAAACATCCAAGAAGATATTATAAATACATACGAGGCACAAGACCCTTGGTCTAATAAAGGTAAAGTGTTTCCATACTTAGTATCTAAAAGATGCAGATTATTACTTGAATGTGTACAGGAGTTTATATAAAATGGTGAAGTTAGTTCATGAAGTTATTAGTGCGGCAAGGCAAGCAAAATCGAATCCAGAAAAAGTAAGGATTCTTCAAAAAGATAATACTGCTGCACTCAGAGACGTTTTAAGAGGAACATATGATAAATTAGTTGTATGGAATGTGCCTAAAGGAGACCCTCCACATAAACCTAGTGATGGTTATAATGATGCATCAAACTTACTCAGACAAAACCGTCAATTTAAGTATTTTGTAAAGGGGCTTGAAGGTGATCAGTTACCAAAGGTAAAGAGAGAAATGTTATACATTAAACTCTTAGAGTCTATTCACCCAGAGGATGCCAAATTGGTTATTCAAATGACAAACAAAAAAGCAATAACAGGAGTTCCAAAATCAGTCGTTCTAGAAGCATTTCCAAAATTATTAGTTAAACCCTAATGATTTTTATACTAATTTCAATATCTGTAATGCTGGTTGCTCTTTTAGAGTGTCCAGCATTTTACTTTAAGGAGAATCTTATGTCCAAACAGCAACTTCAAAGACTACAACAAGACAGCGCACAACTTGAAATGTTCGCAAATAAATTAACGTCTGAAGGTAAACTTGATCTTGTAAAAAAAATAAAAGCAAAAAAGGAATATTTGGACAATTACATTACTACAAAAAGAGTAGAAGCAGCATAACTACTTGACAATATCTATTTTTATGGTATAATATTCGTATAGATATAGAGAAAGTTTTTGGAGAGACTATGCCTAATTATACTATAAAAAACATAAAAACAAGCGAACATCATAATGTTGACTGCACATATTCGGAGTTACAAGAAATATTAAAAAACTCTGATTTAGTTCAAGGTTTATCCGCTCCACTTTTGGTGGGCGGCGTAAAAGATATGTTTGGAAAAACGCCTGATGGATTTAAAGATTTAATGAAAAGAACTAAAAAAGGTTCTGGTAGAGGTAATACTATTAAAACATGAAAAAAAATAATTCATTAACTGTCAACTTAGATGAACTTGAAGAAATTGAACCAATCACTCAAAATCAACGTAAAGCCTTTGA